TTTGCTGGCCAGAAGCTTTGACACATGGTTCAAGGCTATGGAACGTGCACGTCTTGATGCTCTAGAAGAAGCTAGAGAGCGCAAGAAAGCCAAGCCTCTTGAAGCGAAGCAAGAGCGTTCCAAGCGGCCTAAGAAAGACACCGCTACAGGCGGTTTCTTGATCTTGGGTAAGCTGATTGGACCTTTGACAGCATTCATTGCTGGCTTCGGTGCATTAGGTGCGGCTCTAATAGGTTTCAGAGGATGGGAACTCAAGGCTATTAAGTCTCTGAATAATTTCGGTGGGTTCACTAAACTATTGAATCAGAAGTTCATCAATTTGAGAGCTACGTTCTTCAGACAGTTGGGTCTTGATCCTACGTTAGGAAAAGCTGTTGAGGGTAAGAGAACTCTTGCCACACCACTAACTACACAGTTGTCTAATGCTATAAAAGCGTGGTTCACTACTTTACAACAGAAATATTATAAGATCTTTGGTCTTGGTGTTGATGGTAAACCTATATCTGTAAAGGGTGCTGATGGTAAGTTCCAACCAAAAAGTATTATGTCTAGACTTGGTTTGAGAATAAACAGCATCTTTAGACCTATAACTCAGTTATCGACTGCTATTGGCAGTTGGTTCACGGGAGCAGGAGCAAAAGTTATTAACTTTGTTAAGACTTTCCTTGGTAGGGGTGGTGGCTTTTTAAGGTTAATGGGAAAGATACTATGGCCTATTGGTATTCTAATGTCTGCATTTGATGGTATGAAAGCATATCAGGATTCTGAAGAAGCCACAATCTTTGGTAAATTTGGTGATGGTCTTGCTGGAATGGTAGGATCCTTTATTGGTATTCCGTTTGATATGATTAAGAATGGTATACTTTGGATTATCCGTAAAATTACAGGCGCAGAAGTTGATGCGGAAGGTAATTATGACACATCGACTGTAAGTGGTAAGATACTACAAGCCGCCGCAGACTTCTCATTCGTTGATCTGATTGGTAAGTTTGTTAAGGCACCATTCAATGCTATTATGAGTGTTGTCGATTGGATCAAAGGTAAGTTTGCTATATTCTCTGATGAAGGAGAAGGTGGTGGTATGAGTGGTCTTATGAAATCTATATTTGAAGACGCCCTAGCTCTTCTAGGTTTTGAAAAGGGTATGTCTGTAGGACAGATCATTGGTCAGATTGCTGTGGCACCAGCAACAGCCGCTATAAATTGGCTTAGTGGTATATTTGGATTTGAACTGCCAGAAGGCTTTACTCTAAATCCAGTTACTTTGATAACGAAATATGGTAACGATGCATTCAATTGGGTTGCGTCTAAGTTTGGTTTTGAGTTCGCTGATGATGATTTTAGCATCACTGGTTGGATTAAGAACAAATGGGACAATGCTGTTGCTAAGATGCAAGAAGCATTTGTCGATCTAGGGTTATGGATGTCGATGATCGGACCTAAACTGAAGGTCATGGCTGTTGAAGCTATTAAGGAATATACGGGTAGTTGGATTGTTAGTGACGAAACGCTAGATGATCTTAAAGCAGACGTTCAACAAAGAGAAGAAAATGCTGAAAGGCTAAAAGAAGAACTGAGAGCACAAAGAGCACTCCTAACCGAAGTGCCAGACCCATTGCCACAAGATGCTAGTGGTAACACTGTCGTATTCGCAGGCGGAAGCGGTGGTACGGATAACTCCAGTACAACTAATAATGAAATTAGATTGGATCAAGATCCGGGTGCTGATGCTTGGAGAGAAGAGCAGATGCTACTACGTAGGCGAATGACAATGTTCTAGAGGAAATGAAATGTATGTAATGATAACACTATTAATGTTGGGCGGTCAGTTTTCTGTACAAGCACCCAACATAACATTCACCACTTTGAGCGATTGTATGAGAGCAAAGACTCTACAGAATAAGATATTAGATCTTACCAGACCAGATGCTGATGCTAGACATATAACCAAATGTGTTAAGATGGTTAAGGACGTACAAGCGTAAAAGGCAGAGGTTTCCCCCTGCCCTTTGTTTTAGTCTTCGGCTGTTAGGCGAGAGAAGTAAGACAGTGTGTCCTCTTCACCGACACTAGAACTTTCCATTGCCTCTGCCGTGACAGGAGCAAACTCTCGTGCAGGTGGCGCATCTACATTATTAAACGATGGCGCTGGTGCTGTACGTGAAAGGTCTTCGGTTGCCTGTGTAGTCATAGTCGATTGACCAGTAACCTTCTCAAAACGAGCTTTCAACTCTGCATATGACTTAAAGTTCTTTGGATCGTTGAACTCAGCCAAGTCGTGCATCTTGTTATAGATGGCTTCCAACTCAGCATCATTATCAGACACTGCACTCTGAGGAGAGAACTCAGACTTATCATAGTTACGATAGCCTTCGACTTGGCGGATCTTCAGTTTGAAGTCTGCACCTTCCCAAAAGTTAAATGGATCTACAGGCTTCTCGTCTGCAAATTCTGGTTGCATGGCATCAATGATCTTATCATAGATCTTCTTACCGAACTGATACAACATCACCTTACCTTCATTAGAAGGATTTGCAGGATCTGATACGATCAATGCATTGACAACATAATGCAAACGGCGTTTCTGTTTACGAGCAAGTGTCTTACCCTCTTCAGTACCGTTGTTCCATAGTGTTGAGTTGTATTCGGATACAGGATCCTGTTCGTTAAGAGTAGTCAAAGACTTCTCAATATACCAACCACCGGGGCCTTGAAAGCCGTGGTCAAAGTAACGAACCCATGGTAGGGCTTGTCCTTCTGCCGCAGGTAGGAAGCGTAGAACGGCATAACCGTTACCCATCTTATCCACTGTTGGTTTCCATAGGCGATCATCGCCATAGTTCTTCTTACCAGTAGCACCACCACCTGCGGCATCTGCCGCCGCCAGTAGATCACCGATTTGATTTCGTTTAGTTTTTAGATTTGCAAAAGACATTTGTATGTTCCTCGTATTGCTGAATTATGATTGTATTATTGTATACTGAATTATTATACTATAGATTCGATGTGGTGTCAACCATCAATCATCGAACAATAGTACATTTTGTCTAGGGAGATAGTTCAACTTCATAGCTTCCCCCTCTAACTTCTCAACGATAACGTTGTTAAGAAATTTCTTTACATCCTCTGGTTCAATGTTTGTATCCTCACAAACATCAATGACTGCATCCATATAGGATAGGTTCTTATCATATGCGGATGCTTCAACCATGCTTGAGAACTTGCTCTTATTTAGAAACTCTGTTTCACTCATTTACTCATTGCCCTTAAGATGATTGTATCCCTATTTAGTCTTCCGTTTGGAGCGGTAGTATTGGTAGTTAGTGCACTCCACGCTTTACCAATTTGGGTTGGCGTTTTGCTTAAGGCAACAGGGAGAACATCATTTGGTTTACGGAGTGTGATCTGCCTTGATAGATCCCCATCCCAACCCTTAAGTGATGTTCCTTTAACTTCAAACCCTGTTGCCTTATGGCTCACGTATTCGATCAGTTTCTTTGTCTTGATGTTAAAGCAATACAATCTCATCGCACCCACGATTGACATGGGGTGGATTGATTTGAGTTTGTACTCTTTGTTTTCAGAACAAATCTGTATCTTGGCAACTTGCTTGTCCGCACTCTTAACACGTGTCTTACGTGGTGTGCGTGTAGCTTTCTTAGCCGCCACATACTTATCAGCATCATCAATGATACTCTGAACGAATTCGAGATACTTCTTCCATACACTCAGTGGTTGACTAGAGTATGCCTCAACAAGATCGGGAGTTTTCTTGTTGACTAGCTCAGTCAGTTCATTACGTAATGGTGTGTAGAAAGAAACCACTGCACTCGCTGTTGATTGTGGAAAGGCATCTTTAAGTAAATCAACATATACAGTGTGAGTGGACTTTTCTGTCCATTCATCAAGAGTGATTTCGATGCCCCCAATGAAGTCCGAAGTCTTCTCTTGGATAATCTCAGCGGGTGTTTTACGTGGTTTAGATACCACTTCCTCTGCCTTGGAACATAGGTACTTATTACCCATCTCCTCAAGGTAGGCAAAGAAAGTGTCCAAAGCAGACTTTGCATTCCAATTGTCTGGAAATGCCTTGCCCTTCTGTTCCCACAAGATAGTAGAAGCAATAAAGTGCTTAGGCGTGAAAGCCCACTCTGGTGCGGCAAGGTAAACTTTTTGTTTATCCTTGTCGAATGTCTGCTTGATGTAAGTCTTAATAAAAGACGCAATGTCCTTCTTATCGACTTCCATACGGATGTATTCATTAAAGTGACCAAAGTTTGTTTCGGGTGCCGCACCAATACCTGTACGAGCACGTGCTCTTGGTAATGATTTGGTCTTCTTCATTTTTTTGATAGGCATAACGAATCTCCTTCAAGTAGTTACATAATATATTAACCTAGCACAAAACTGTTGTCAACCCCTATTCGGAATCTTTTTTGGCTACCTTATGTTGGTTCCAAGGATGTAGAACTAACTCGTCGTTAGCATCCCAGTGGTGTTTAACAAATCCCTCGTCACATAGATACTCAACGGTGGTGCTCACTATATCGTCACGTTTATCTGCCCACCAATGTTTGTGGATCATCCACCCACACCATGCACTAGCTACTCCGAAGAGAAACCCTAAGACATCCTGATCAATGTAAAACTGCAATAGCATACTCCCTCTGTAAATAACTATTTAGGTGTCTATTTCAACGTCTTTTCTGAAGTGATATATCCCGTGAGGTAAATCCCAAGCTTGCATTAGTTTACGATACATGTCGGATGTAAATCCAATAGCCATGAAGTTATTGTTTTGCTCATCCCACTGCCTAAGAAAGACATCCCCCTGTTCATCAATGATCAGTTGAACATCCTCATAGGTCTCAGTTGTGTCGAGTATAGTGACTAGCGTTTCGTTAAAATGCTCGTCTTCCTCAATGGTAATCATTCTTAGTAATCACCCCAATCGTTATCAAGACCTGTAGTGGCACGATAAGCTTCGCCATAATACTCTTCGGCATACTTAGATGAATCCGTCCAGTAATTGACGTTCTCGCCTTGGACAGGCTCACGGATCTCTGTCGATCTCTTAGAACGATTAATGCCTTTTACATCTTCCAAAGACTGCTTGGATTTACGCTTGAGCGTATTAAATGTATTTTTACGCTGTAGCGTATTACGTTCTGCGATCTCCTTGATCATCATCAAACGTTCAGCCTTTTGTTGTGGTGTCATAGTCATAAGTTACATTCCTTCTCTGACAAATTCTTCAAATGTTTTAGGAAATACATCCTCTGTAGTATTCAGATAGATTTCATATCTCTGACCATCTTCTGTTAAAGGTGAATTTTCATCATAAGTCATATAGTTCTCCATCAATTAAAATATATTATAGCACAGTACCAAAGGGCTGTCAAGGTCTCTGATCAGCCCCATCCAACCAAGTTTTGTATTCACGTTCAACCTCGGCTTCCAAAACGACCATGTTGGCATCAAGCTCTCTCTTGAATTCGATAAGCTCTCTGATTGATTTGAAATCTGGTTTAGATATGTCAAGGATATCTTCCAACCTGTCGATCACCATTTGTGTATCAAGAATATCCATTATGCCGCTTCCTCTACCATATGCCCTTGAGTAGATATCTGCTCAGAGGTCATTTCAATTTTCTCAAAGCCCATCATGGCGCAGATAAACCACTCACCATTAAGTTCGAAGATATCACCAACAGAACTACTATGAGTACGGTCACCGATGACATCAACAGCGGGTTGATTATTCCAAAGGTTAGTCCACTCAAAAGCTTTTTCAAGATCACTAGTATATACAGTACAAGCTAGTGTGTAGAATTCAAAGTTAGAAGCGTCAAATTTTCCCATACTACCTCGGCACTTAGCTTCAAAAGCGGGAACATTTTCGTTAGCATTAACAGCGTTGACTTGATCGTTGGTCAGTTGAATTTGATAAATGTTGATCATTTGATTTTCACTTTCTGTTTGGTATACATAATCTATAGCAAATTGATTCGGGGGTGTCAACCCACTATTTTAAAAGGAACCTGAGTTTCCAACCACTTTACGGCATCTGTTGCGCAAGTGAACACTTCTTCGTCACCTTCTAAAGTAACGGCATCTTCAAAAGAACCCACCCAACCGACACATGCAACATGCTCTACAAAACAGTTTTTTGTGGCATTGGTAGACTTATAGAAGTTAGGGAACTTTGTCTCTTCGAACTTCATCATAGTGTCAAATACGTTTGTCATTGGATGTCTCTTTCTTTGTTTCTATACATTCTTTATAGGTGATTCGAATGATATTGTCAATAGCTAATATAGCTAATATGCATATATTTTATGGGTTGACAGAATCAGAGAATCACTGTATAATAAAGGACCAGCTTCGAACACAGGGAAAGGGTATATATACTCTGCAATGTATAATGTAATGGAATATGTATGTACTACGAATTAGATC